TTACGCCAACCGCGATGCCCAGACGCTCAACGCCGCGGCCGTTCAGATCTTCAACGCCGTCAAGAACAAGGGCTACGGCGTGAACTACAACACGCCGCTCAAGGTCGTCTGCCCCTTCCAGAACATCGGGCGTCTGAACCGCGCCCTGGGCCTTCTCCAGCAGGGTTTCGCTGGCAGCGCCCCGCAGGCGTCCTTCGTCTTCCAGCTCGTGCCGACCATGATGCTCTCCAGCACGGCCTACAACTACGTCTGCCTGCCCAAGAATAAGCTCGTCGGCGGCAACCGCATGAACCTCACCATTTTCGACAAGTTCGACCCCGAGGCCTATGCGGACATCTCCGTTGGTTGGTTCCGGGTCGGCGGCGCCGTCGGCGATCAGGAACAAATCGTGAGGTGCGCGATCGCCTGAGAATTATCTATGCAAGAGGCCGGCCTGTCGCAGGCACAAGATAGGGGCGGGAGCTAACCCCTCCCGCCCGCCTCTTTCTACCATGAGCGAAAACAAAGCCATACGCATGAACAGCCCGCGGGTGAGGGAGATCCTTGAGGCGCGTGAGCACGGGATTCCTGCGCCTCCCATACCCGTTCCCCCTGGCCCCAAGATCCAAGAGCTTTTTCCGGATGGCGCATGGCGCGGCCAGAGGTGTTTCATTGTTGGCGGCGGGCCATCACTCAAGGGCTTTGATTTTGGGAGGCTCCGGGGCGAGCGCGTCATCGCCATTAACAAGGCATTTTTTGACGTGCCCTGGGCGGACATCATGTTTTCGATGGACCGAGGTTTTCTCGATAGCGTCACCAGCGGCGAGTTGGGCGAGGATTGTCGCGAGGCCTTCCAGGCCTTCGAGGGCGCCCCGCTTTGGCTTGATATCTTCCATTCCAGTTATCCGCCCGGGATCTACAGCCTGCCATCCGCCGGCAAGATCGGCTGGACCCGGAGTCTCACAGAAGGCCTATTCCACGGTCAGAATTCGGGTTACGGTGCGCTCGGCCTGGCCCTCATCCTTGGTGCTGACCCGATCTATCTTCTTGGATTTGATTGCTCAAAGGGACCACGGGGAGAGACACACTACCACGACGGCTATCCTTGCGGCTTGAAGCAAGAGGATTTGGATACCTTCCGGTCTGACTTTGAAGCGGGGGCGCCATTGCTTCCACCGGGTCGGCAGGTCATCAACCTCAACCCGAATTCGGCGCTCAAATGCTTTGAGTTCGGGGACGTCGATCGGATCCTGCCGAAAGCGGAAAGACCAAAGGCCCAGACTATCACGGCGATCACGCCCACAGGTGACCGCACACTGGCCTTCTCCCTCTGCCGGCGATGGATGCGGAGCCAAACACGGCGGCCGGACCAGTGGATCGTCGTCGATGATGGCCGGATCCCGATGAAGCCGGACCGAGGATTTCAATATGTGCGCCGGGAGCCTCAGCCAGGCGATCCCCGGCATACCCTTGATTTGAACATGACGGCGGCGCTTCCGTTCATCACCGGAGACAAGATCCTCATAATTGAGGATGACGAATACTATGCCCCGGGGTATGTCCAGGCGATGGCCTCGCAACTCGACGGGCATGAGGTCGCCGGGATTATCCTGGCCAGATATTATCATTTGGGCTCCGGAGGGTATTGCGTCAACGGCAACCTCCACCATGCGTCGCTCGCCCAGACGGGATTCCGATCATCTTTTCTGCCGATATTCACCAAGTGCGTGAATCAGGCGAACACTCCAGATTGGCTTGACATCCGGATCTGGAAGCGCGCGGCAAAGAACGGTCTGTTCCTCGATTCCGCGACGCCACTTTATCTCGGGATGAAAGGCTTGCCGGGGCGGGGTGGGATAGGCATGGGCCATGACCCGGGGAGCTACCAGAGTTGGGATAAGGACCGAGCCGTCCTCAAAAAATGGATCCCGACCGACTTCCAGGTCTATCTCGACGTTCTGGAGGGGATGAAATGAAATCAGATTTTCTCACGCGGTTTGACGCTCTGGCCGCCTCAGTCTTGGAAGAAGGGAAGACCCTGGGTCAGTGCATTCCGGAATACCGACAATTCCTCGAGTACGTTGCCGGCTACTTCGAGCGGCGTGGGATTGAGCATCCAGTCATTGTCGAGATCGGCATCTGCGATAACTGCCAGGAACGGTTTTATGAGGGGCTCTTGGGCGCCGAGCATATCGCCATCGACATCAACCCCAATGCCCGGGGTAACCCGGAGATCATTGGTGATTCGCGCGCGCCTGAGACGATCGAGAAACTCCTGACGAAGCTGGCGGGCAGGCCGATCGACCTTCTCTTTATCGATGGCGATCACACCTACGAATACGCAAAATTCGAGTACGAGAACTATGGGCCTCTGACGCGGCATATTATTGCCTTCCATGATCTCGTTTGCACGGAGAAGGGTATAGGCGTCGAGGTCCACCGGCTCTGGCAGGAGATCTGCGCGATGGAAAAGAAGTACTGTTTGGCTTCATTCTATCGGCACAACGATAGCCTGACGATCTGGCCGGGCCATGAAATGGGGATCGGGGTCATCGTCAAGGGCGGGGGCGAATGAAGATCGTCGTCCTCAGCATGTGGCACAACGAGGCTCGGCTGGCCCCGTTCTTCCTCGGACACTATTCCTACGCCGACGAGATTCACCTGATGATCGGCCGGGACACGACGGACAACACTCGCGAGATCTGCGCCCGGTATCCGAACGTCGAGATCGAAGAATTCACTTTCCCGGGCGGGCTGCTGAACGACACGCTAAAAATCGAGAAATTCAATAGCGTCGCGGCCGGCCTGGACTGCGATTGGATCATGGCGCTCGACGCCGACGAATTCATTTTCCCGCCTTCGCGTGAAGACCCGCGTGCCTACCTCAGCCAGCAGTACGGGAATCTCTTGCAGGTTCCGATGTGGCAAGTCTATCGGCACGTTACGGAAGAGGATCTCGACCCGGCGCGGCCGGCGCTCGAGCAGCGGCGGCATGGGAACGCGCTGAAGCCGCACCATACGAAGCCGGTGGTGGTTAAGCCTGAGGCTCGAATCGAATGGGCGGTCGGGCACCACGGGTACAAGGATTCGGGGTCGGTCATCGAGTCGCGGGACGTTTTCTGGGGCGCGCATTGGGCGATGGCGGATGCGGACATGGCAATCGCCCGCTATATCCGGGGCCGCCGGGACCGCATGAGCGACGACAATATCCGAAATCGGCATGGTGTTCACACCTTTGCTCTAACCGAAGAAAAGATCAGGCAAGAATGCGCGGCTCACGTTTGTGACCCGCAGTTATTTTAGGCCGGAGACATGAAATGAGCGCAATAGGTTGGGTAACAGATCTCGCGGCGGCTAACGCTTACTTCACAGCGGAACGCCTTGACTCACAGGCCTGGGATGCACTTGCGATTCTCCCCGGCAGCAAGGACGGCAAGATAGCGGTCTTGAACATGGCATACAACCGCCTCCGGTTCTGTCAGGATTATGAAATCCCCGCGAGCCCCACAGCGGCTCAGCTCGAACGCCTGAAATACGCCCAGCTCGAGCTCGCCTACTACCTGGCCATGCACCTCTCTGATGAGGATCGACGCAAAGGGCTCCAGGCCCAGGGCGTCACGGTTGCCGGCCAGATCAAGGAAACCTATGGCACGACGTCCGATATCACCTCTCTCGATAAGCTTCCCCTGCCGCCGGCCGTGAGGGACATCATGCAGGATTTCTATTTCGCACAGGGTGCCTATGCCCGGGATATCGCCCGGGACGAAAGCAAGGGCGTCAACGAACCCGTGACGGATGAGGACGATTGGGGGAACACCTGAGATGACCAATCTCCAGGGTCAGATTCCCATGCGCGCGCGAGTCGCGGGCATAGTGGGGGTCTATGTCCGGGCACAGCAAGCGCTCCGGGTTGAACTCTCCGAGATCTCGAGAGAAGGATATTCAGATCTCCAGGCCGCAAGGGTGAGGCAGGAGGTCAAGCGGATTGTCGGCGAACTGAATGCCCGCGCCCAACGTTGGGCAGCGGATCCGCTGGCCGGAGCTCAGGGCGCGGCGCTCGAGTTCGCGCGCATCAACCTCAGGATTCTTAAGCAGACCACCCGCTATCTCGCCGCCGCGGGATTCGAGGCCAGTGATGAGCCTGGAATGAAGCGTTCAACGCCTCTAATTTCGCCCTGGATCATCAAAGGCATGGCCAGCGGGCAACAACTAGGCGCCCGAGTTGAAATCGTGGCCCGTGGGGCCATCCGTGAGGCCCGGATGGAGGCAATGGCCCGTGGCCGTCAGCGGCGGGTGATCATCACTGGCAAGGAATCCCATGCGCTTTTGCGGCACTTTCTCGACCTGAATGAGCAACAGGTCATCGACGGCCTATCCAGTGCATGGCGTTCCCAGACAGATTTGGTTTCTGACCAGGCACTTGCGTACATGCTCGCTAGTGGCCGGCCGGATCCTCAGCTCATCGAAAGCCTAGTGCGCATTAATCGCCGGGCAATCCAGCAGGAAGTCATGGCCAAGGCGGCGCGGGGCATGACCGACTCCAGCCTGGACATCGAAACCAGGGTGCGGCTGATGTTCCAGGAAGAGGGGACGGCTATCGGCCCTCGGCGCTCGAGGTATTTCGAATACTGGTCCGGCACGGCCCAGGCTATCCAGGACTTTGTCGACGAACGGGGGGCGGAACTCGTCACGGGCATCAATGATGACATCCGGGCGATGCTCCAGGACATGATCGACATCGGCTTGGAGCGCAAGCTGAGTCCCTACCAACTCTCGCAGATCACGAAGCCTTGCGTGGGGCTCACCGACCGCGACGCCGGCGCTGTCTCGAACTACCTCACGTCCCTCTTGGATTCAGGGATGTCCTTTGATGAAGCCCTGGCCAAGGCCAAGACGTATGCCAATGAATTACGTGACGCCCGGGCCTTTAACATCGCCCGCACTGAACTGGCCGCGGCTTTCAACCAGGGCCAGCTGGATTCCATCCAGAACGCCATGTCCGAACTCGGGGCCCAGGCGGCGAAGGAATGGGAAACGGCCTACGACGAACGGACGTGTGAAGAATGTGCGGACCTCGATGGCGAAACGGCCGCGGTCGATGACTCTTTTTCAAACGGTGAAGATTGTCCGCCGGCGCATCCCAGCTGCCGGTGCTCACTCGCATACACAATGCTCCAATGATGAACATCTACCTGACCGAAGCGATCACAATCCAGCGCCCTATATCTACGTCTGATGGTCAGGGCGGACACCCCAAGGCCTATGCCGACGTGGCGGCAGTCCGGGCGATGGTCGAAAGCCTGTCCGACCGGAAATATTTCTACGCCCAGCAGGTCAAATCCGAAGTGACTCACAAGGTTACAATTTCCTGGCGCGATGACGTGCGGTCAAATATGCGGGTCATCCGCGCTGACTCCAGTGTTCTCAGGGTGGATTCCGTGATCACCAAGGACCGGGGCGCTTTCACGGCCACCGGGGGCTTCCTGGAGTTGATGTGCATCGAGGTCAAGACCAATGAAAATTGACCTAAACCTTAAGGGCGCTGACACCTTCCGTAAGTGGGCGCAGACTTGGTCCAGCTCGAAGGTCTTGCGCATTCGCAAATTGGTAGCCATGCGCGCCCTGGACATCCAGCGCGGAGCCAAGGAAAAACTTCGGGCCAACGGCTCGATCAACACCGGCAACCTGCGCAATAACATCATCGTCGAATTTGAGCCCGGTGAATTTGTGGCCGAGGTCGGAACCGTAGAAACCACCGCGAAATATGCGCCCTACGTCGAATTCGGGACCGGGCCCAGGGGAAAATTTCCGCCGCTTGATGCCCTCCGGCAATGGGCTCTGAAGCATGGCTTTGACAGCCCGTACCCCGTGGCCAAGAAGATCAAGGAAAAGGGGACGCCGGCTCAGCCCTTCCTGGGGCCGACGGCGGATGCCATCCTGCCTTTCTTCGACCGGGAAGTGGCGGACATCCTGGAAAAGGATGAGGGCTCGGATAGCGGGAGCTCGAAGGCACTGATATGAAATTCCCGCTGAATGCCCTACAGACCGCCGTCTATAAGGACTTGCATGCCGCGTTCCCCAAGTGGCGGATCTTCGACGAAGCGCCTCAGCAGCCAGTCTATCCCTATGTGGTTGTCGGCGAAGTCAGCGCGGTGGACTGGCGGACAAAGAGTGAGCCGGGGGCGATCCTGTTCCTGACGCTTCACTTCTGGAGCCAGTACGAGGGTAAGCGGGAAGCCGCACAGATGATGAACGACGCCCTGGTTGTACTCACGGGCGATCGCTCGCCGGACTTGGGACCGGACTTCCATGTCGTTGACCGGAACTTTGAGGCCGGGGACATCATCATCGATCTCGATGGCTACACCAAACACGGCCTACTCCGGCTCAGGTATCTCATCGAGGAGAGAGTTTGATGACCCAAAAAAGAACGAGGAAACCCCGGCCGGAAGAGGCATTGCCCGAGGGCGGCATTCTCGACCATCCGGTTGGGAGTTTTGGCATTGAAAGCGGCCCCGAGGTCGTTACCCCGATTCTCGGGGAGCCGGCCATCGGTCCCGACGAGGTCGTTGTCGAGCTGACGGCCGCTGACCTCGGGTTAGACGGGCCCGTCCTTGAGATGGCTAAGCAGGTCACCCGCGACAATTTCAGTGAGATCGTGGCCAGTGAGGTCAAAGCCCAAGCCCGGCAGACCAAGGGCCTGTCTCCAGTCTTTGATATGGGGAAGTCCCTACGGGATCGCCTGGGCCCCAGGCTCTCATACTTTGAAGTCGCGCCAGAGGACCGGCCGGGTTCCACGTGCGTGGTGTGTCCCGCGCGCGAATTCGTGTTTGACCCCAAGAATCCCGAACGGGATTACCGATATGAAGTCAAGGTCGTGGCCGACAGCGATGCACAACTCTCGGCGGCAATCGACGCGCTTCTTGCGGCCGCGAATCAACCGGTGCTTTTCGCGGGTCTGCGGATATGGCTGCACGCCGCCGGGCGACATACTCAGGCGGCTGTGAAGGTCAGGGGCGGACAGATCAAGAAAGTCGTGGAATTAATTTTCAGGGCCAGCGAGCCCTGATAGGAGGCAAATATGGGCGACAAAGTACGAGGCATCGACATTTATGTCTGTGTCAACACGGGCACACATGCCAGCCCGGTCTGGACCAAGGTCGGCGGCCAGAAGGATGCTACCCGAAACATGAACCGGACAAAGATCGATGTGACCGACAAGGATTCGGGCGGTTGGGAGCAGAGCATTGCCGGGAACCGGAGCCTGGACATCGACTTCGATGCGTTTCTGATCGAGGACGATGCGGGGATGCTGGCCCTGGAGGCTGGCGGTTTCTGGGGCAATGGACTACTTGGAGTTGAGTGCCAGCTGGTGACCCCGCTGCACGCCTACTCCGGCTATTTCCAACTCACCAAGGAACCCATGAAGGCCACGGAAAAAGACGCCGCGACGGTCAGCTTCACGCTGGCTTCGAACGGCGCAATCACGATGGTCTGACGAAGACCAAGAACTAGGAGGTATTACTATGGCAGATCCCGTACCTACGGAACTCACTCCCCAGGTCATGGTCGCGGCCGGTCTCGAGGCGACTCTCGCGGCGGCCAACGCCGACGGCCACTTTTTCGCGAATAGCGGCCGGGATTTCATCTGGGTCAAGAACGGCTCCACGTCTTCCAAGAACGTCATCATCGACTCGCCTGTGGCCTGCAACCAGGGCGCGGCGCATGACGTCACGGTCGCCGTCAGCCCGGCCGAAGAACGGCTCATCGGGCCCTTCCCTCAGAGTCGCTTCAATGACGCAGCCGGGCGGGTCAATATGACCTTCTCCGCCGTGACTCAGCTGACGATCGCGGTCATCAGGATGCCCTGATGGCCGGGCGCGAATTTACGCTTGAGCTTGACCGGCCCAGGAAGTTGAAGTTTGGCTTCCGGGCCATGCGGCTGATCAAGGAGAAACTGGGCGATAAGGACCTGGCGGACATCGAAAACATGGCCGCCGACGAAATGCCGACCATCGCCTGGGCAGGCATGAGCACCGACGATCCGGCTCTCAAGGTTGAAGACGTCGAGGGCCTGCTGGATGACGCGATCCCCGAGCGGTATACCCTCACGGGGATAATCACCATTCTCACGGATGCTCTCCTGGAGCACATGGTCGGCAAGCCAGTCGGGGGCTCAAAAAAAAGCGGGGGCGGCAGCGGCGACAAACGATCGGCCAGTGGCTCGACCAAAGCCGGTACGCCGCCCTCCGCATAGGGCTCTCGCACGAAGAGTTTGAAGATCTGACGCCGGTCGAGCTC